GGGAAATGACCAATAGATTACATAATCTCTAAGTCTTTTAATAAACATGACAAACATTAAAAATTTCATATGGGCAGTGCCCACACTACAAAACTATTTGTTAATAAATTAAAGACACCGCTCACGCGCTCTGTGTTGTCTCACAGAGAAGAAATACCACTACGGTGGTGCGAACTATTATTTACTAGATAGTCAATCTAGACTCTATGTGTGATAAAACACAGGGGAACAGTAAAAATGATTTAGAGTATAATCATCTGCTGCAGCTACAAACCAGCCAAAATGAAGTTCAGGAAAATCGGTTATAACCGTTGTGTAACGTAAGTAGGTGGAAACTACCTGAACTAGTAAGTTTGTAACATTGTTGTTGAGTAAGGGTGTGTTCTTTTGAGCCCACACGAAAGACGTATTATAACGATAGGGAACTTCAACTTCCACAAGAGGATGTTGCCGCAAATCATCTACATTACCGGCATTCGCCATCAAACGAGCATTTCTAAAATACACAGTTGGATCAGTTGTTGGAAAATCAGTATCAGAAGATTTCACAGTGTCTAAATCTAAAGATGTCAAAACACTAGCGAAATCTCCTAACACTGGAAAAGTGTAAGTAAAGAAATCGTATTTATGTCTAACGCCCCCCCTTCGAGCCAAAAACATTGATGAAAAGTACGATATCAAAGATGTATTCTGACACCCTGGAGCAAACAAGGTAGCTGGTGCCAATGTAGAACACGACGGTAAGTCGGGAAGATCAAGAGATAGAACACGATAACCATAGGTTCCAGTAGAAGATGTAAGAACAGAACCACCGTATGAAAATCGTTTAATAAGTTGCCCAACAGATCCAATTTTCTCACCGGTCAAAATAGATGGAATATGCTTTTGGTCAAACAATGAACCATTGTCCAGCGAATAGGTAGCCACACTGGATTGAATATCTGAAGAAATACCCATTGGAAGAGAAGTGACACCAGTAAAATAAGGCACTAAAAAATTCAAATCTTCACCACCCGCGTGATAAACATTAATATAAATTGGATCAGTGGTACCATTGCTAGAGAGCGGTGTTGTCACCTCAAGTGTAACGGTCCCATTAAAATAATCAGCAAAATATGAACCATTGTTGAAACCAAAAAAGTTGAGACTCGTTTGATCAGTGGTAAATGTAGTAGTCTCTAAACAAGGTCTCAATGATGAATAAGGAACCTCAACATCAAAAACTTGTGAACCAGCTGTGTCCACGTTAATATTCTTAACAAACTGTCCTCTATCAGAAGATGAACTAGTATAACCATCAGGGAAGTGCAAAACACGAATGGTTCCTCTATGATAAATCGTGCTAATTATCTCAAACCGAAATTTCACGGTCCCAGACCAATGACGAAAACAATTTGCTATAGCTGAACATGGAGTTGTCGAGTATACATCAGATACACCAGACAACACGGGTTGCGTATGTACCAAAGTTGCGGGAGATACATTTTGAGACAATAAAACAGTAGATGTAGTTGCAGTAGTTGGCCAAGTAATGGTCCCAATATAACCCCAACGAGAAACAATGTTGCTAAACAACATATCAGAATCTGTTCCAACTCCAATACTAGAGGCTGAAACAGCAACACCTTGATTTGGGTCTGCCGTCAACTTGACGCTTGGGTCATTCCCAATAGTCAAAGACATAGACCCAACGTAATTATTCAAAATTGGCAACATCGTAGGTAACATGGTTGGTTTACTAAATCCGAAAAGTGTAGCAATCGAGTCTCCAATAGAGTTCACGGCTTGAGCAACACTAACATACGGAGCTAAAATAGGAATCGTTGACAAAGTACTGGTAAGACCCGAAAATGCGGTTGATGCTCTCCTATAAATATTGTCTGGGATTTTCTCATTTCCAGACTGCAACGAATCCAAAGTGGGAATAAGCACTTCCGAATCTTCCATCCACGCATAAATCTGAACATTCACCAAAGGAGAAGCAACTCCATTGACATTCAATAAAGGATTAAAAGGTTGTAAAGTCAAATTAATATAATTGTCATAATTCGAAAGAATATCACCAGCCATTTGATAAGCTGCTGTATTCAAACAAAACGGAACTTTCATTTCATAAGTCTGTGTACAACTAGGATTGATAAGAACATGCTGCAATTGAAGCATTTGAGTGGTGGTACGAATAATATAAGTGGGATTGGGTTGCAAATTACTATTACTCGCATAACGCGTAACACCAGGCATCAAAGCGACATAAGCAATCAAAGAACCATACGTGTAGGGAGATCCATTGTGAACAAACTTCAAACATAGTTTACCCTTCAATCCATAATAATTGCTCAACTTAGCATGAATTAAAGTGGCCGCTTGCCACAACTTCAATGGATTAATGGTTGTTGCTGTTGAAGCAGTCCCCCACGAATAAGAAGAAATTAAGACAGGGCGGATCAACGTATCTTGAATAGAAGTATCTTTTGGAGGAGCTACTATACGCACTGAGACATCATTCTCAGTAACAATTTCATTTGGGAGAACGGAGGCAAAGGTTGTAACACCTTGTACCACCTGATCTTGTCTCCCGACAAGAACATCATTTGTTTGGACTGATGTAGATCCGTTTTGAGTTTGAGTTTGTGATTCAGCTAGTGGGTTTAAAATTGATGATACACTAATAGCATCAAAGTGGAAAATTTTGAATCTCAGCTCTCCATTAAATAATGGCCTTAACTAAAAGGGCTTTTTCAAACATAGAAGCTTCTTGAACACTCTCAGTGTTTCCAAACGCAAGCATTTCAAGTGATCTATCTATATAAGGTCTTAGTTGGTTAAAGATGTAAGACAAACACCTGGTAACACTCAGTACTTCCATTTTGATCAGGGTGATGGACACACCCATAGCTGTTTTCCGGAAAACAGCAAAACCCAATTTCATGCATCCATTGTCTGGAAAGTACCCGTCTGATACCATCTCAACAAATCAACTCCTTCAGGTGGAACCCAATCAATGTCATGAAGTGTAGCAATTTGATAGCACAAGAAACAAATTTGACTAAAGAACTTATCTCCATGAAAATACGCTTCTCTACATGCATTTGTCGCTACATCTGAAAATCTTTGCTCACGAGTCAAAGCACCAGGTGTCTCCCAAGCTAGCATCTTAAAAATCGACGCTTTCTCTAAAGGAGCAAAACAATAAATACCAGTATAAACAACCCCCCTTTTCAGAAAACTGGCATCCTCAAAAAGAGAATATTCCGCAAGCTCAGAGATTTTATCTGCTGACGTAACTCTAAAACCCCAAGCTTCATACAACTTCGCAACCTTAGTTTGGGATAAATATAAGGCTCCCACAACATCGACTCCAGTTACTTCATCATCACCAAAATTCATATTGTGGACATGCTTTCTAAAATCACTAGCTATTGAACAACCACCACTAGCCAAAAATACCATACGCAATAAGATTGATCGAGTTAAACAATTTATAATTGTGGTACCCCACCAGCCAGAGGGGTTACCTTTCATTGCGGCTACGGCGTCTCCACGATACATAATGACACGAAGACATCCACCTTTGATCATATTGAAAACTATATCTTGCTGGATACCACTATATCCTAGGTGTCCAGCTAACTGACGAAACATACATGCAACAATCAAAAACATCCCACTACTTATTGACTTATCCATCTTCTTGATATCAGTAAATAGATATTTCGTAGTACTACATCTATCAAACGAAATAAAATTCCACATGTCTTTCCATTGATCGCTCAAAGCATTAATACCAATGGCAACACCAGACCATTCTCTATGCTCTAATAAAAACTCTAATAAAGGCGTCAAATACATGGACATAGCAATGACTGTTGCAACATTCGACACTTCAAATATTCTGGTACCACCTTTCAAAACCTTAGATTCTAAAATTGCTTCATCTTTTTCAGTGGCAAACGTAACATCTGACACAACTCCCCTTGAATACTCAGCCAATTTGGATTTAACCATTGCCGGAACACTTGAGTGAATAGTGCCATCTGGCATTATCAATTTCGATTTAGGGCTCAGCCCAGCCCATGTAAATGGAAAACCAGAACTAGTTTTACCATTAACCATAGCCACTGCAGTACTAAGTTTCATCGGTTGATTCCTGGCACTCAACGGTATATCCAGCATATAAATATTCATTGCTACCAAAGCACATTCAAAATCAAAGACATATGGAAAGTTCATCGCTTCTACTGCATTTGTCATACCAGAAACTCTATATGGAATTCCTGGAACTTCGAAACTACGTCCTGAAGTAGGAGCATAATCTTCACCCTTAATATCTATAATATATTTCACAACTAATTCATGACCGAGAGCTTTGCGTGTTGTCATTTTAGGCAACCCCATCGTGTGCTCAAATCGACCTACTCGCAAAGATTCACATGTCATCCAGTTGAAATCACTATTATCACTCAACTCTTCTTGAAACTCTACAGGACTACCATCCATTTGGTGAACCTCAAATCTCGGTTCAGATCCAGATAATTCCGATATCGGCAACTCAATTAACGATTTCTCCAACAAGTCACGACCAATTGGGGTAACACCACCATTTGTCCAGCAATGCACTCCTAAGAATCTCCCACAAGAGAATAACGGGAGACCACAATCTCCTTTTGCGGAAATAACGTTTGAAGTTCTAAGAGCAGCAAAAGGTCCTGTAAAGCCTGGAACTTCCGTCTGAACGGTTTCGGGTCTAATCGTAACTGATCTATTTAGATCAGGATAAACCATTGATCCTATTCCTGCTAACTTTTCAGTTTCAGACACACAGTCTGATAAACAAAGACGTATTGCCTTCGCACCATGACGTGATATTAACCCTGGAATAACTACAAAAGCAAGGTCTCTCTCAGATATACGATGAATACAACAACTCGTAAGGATTACGGTTCTAAATTCCTCTGTCAATCTATTTCGATATTGAAGAGTAAAACTCTTCTCAAAACAATTTCTAAAAGGGTGGCACACAGTAACAATAACACCACACATGTCAACACCATAAAAATCTCCAAGATTAGTACGCAACTGCCATGTATTTCTTCGCAAACACTCATCAAAATTCTCTGGCATTTTCTGACCAGATAGAGGAGGAACCGACATACCTCTCCAAATCCTCTTGGTGGCAGGAGTCGTGTTTGTCCCTTTCTCAATTCCAGTAAGGGCATTTAAGTCATCATCATCTTCCTCTCGAATACGAGCATTCATCTGAACCTCACTCTTTTCTACAGTTCGAAAGAGACTAACCAAAACACCCACTAGAGCTAAAGCACTCACCACAAATCCTACAATCATAATTGCTCGTCTTTTCTCATGAAACTTATAAGCTACTGTCAACAAAGAGAAAAACACTTTATCAGCTGTCTCTCGAGACATGAAACACCGAAGATAAACATAAAGCACTTTCTGTTTCCAATACGCAAACCAACCAGCGTAAGTACAAAAAACAGAAAAGATAGAAGCTAGAAACAACAATGGGATTACTATAATGAAATAAAAGCTACCCCAAGCATCTTTGGCTATACGCTCCAACCAATCTTTGTTGGTGGATCTTCGACCATTCCATTGCAACTCTACAGATCTAGTACCCCACTTCCAGATTATAATTTCACAAAAGACATGAACAAAGATCCGAAAAACAATGGTGAAAATATTGCTTGAAATCACTAATTCTTCCCCTTCCTGTATCTGAACTAAAGAAATATCAGGAATAAAGTAATCAGAAGGCATATCTAATAACATGTCACATGAAGAGCAACATTTCTTATCACTATCTAAGTGCATATCTAGTCGAATACCACGAGCACAAACCGCAGCTTTCATTGAAGCTTGTCTTTTGGCAAAATCAGAAACCTGCAAAACACGCTGTTTAGCATACTCAGTGCCAAACCAATTAAAGAATGCAATTCTACTAGTAAACACCATACCCGTCGGAATATACTCAATGATAGTATTAACCTGAGCATCACAAACCGCATTCACAATAGTAAATTTTGTCCACTCATCTTCACGTCCAATGGGAGCATGAACATAAGCTTTCTCACCAACATTAGCTCTTGGTACAACTTCATGATTGACTTCTACTTTAATACACAAATGCAATCTTCTGGCGACTGCTTGTCCTTCTTTCCACAGTTTTCCAACATTCAATTTCTCCGAATTACTCGTCATAATACAGGCTTTGGGTCTAAGCGCACAATCATCTTTCTTCTCAAGCGCCGCTCGATTAATAATAAATGTGTGCGTATTGACAATATCAATAATTACTTTCGCCCAATTAACCTTTGATTTTTGAACATCTTCACTATCAATTTCATCCAAGACAATTGTACGCACTAGCGATGGAAAAATATGATTGCCATCAACAAATTCCTTCGTTATATTTAACTTCAAATCAGTGCCATAGATATTATTGTCACCATCTATACCACACATAATATTGTGCAAAGGACCGAACAAAGTGGTCTTCCCTGTACCTGGTGGTCCTGTTAGCATTATACCAACAGTCTCTGGCTTATCATCTCCATGAGCTTTCAAGGATCTTAACTTGGACAATAAGTCATTCATCTTATGACACAGTCCCACTTTTAATGAAAGTGGTACCATTTCAGCAGAATATCTAGCTACATTCGGCAAATTTTTCGCATCTGCTGAAGCTTTTTCCAATCTTTCAATTCTTTCGTCAAGGGTGATACTGCCCTCTCTAGGTTTATCTACCATATGGATGTCACAATCAATCAAGAAACTGGCTTCAGAGACCCATTTCTCAACTGAAGTACCTTCCCACAACATACTAAGTTTCCCAGTTTCATATACTAATTTCACTCTTGATCCAACATAGAAGATAAAAGTTAACAATTTTTCCATTATCTTCAAATCACTCATCATTTCGGTCATGCACATACTCACAGTTTTAATCTCCTTTATTATAAACTCTAGTGGAATATAACCACCAAAACAGGTGAAACTTGCTAAACCACTAATAAGATCTAAAAACAATTCAAATAATTTACAATCTTTTAGAATCTTTGGACCATTATATTCTTTCTCATCAGATTTTCCTGCTTGATGCTCCTCAACAGAAACATCATCGGATAGGAATTTAGAGATCATAAACATATCAAAAATTTCCTCTGATTTCAATTTCAATGCAGCAAATCTAGCTTCATTTAAAAAGAGTTTAATAATCAAAACCTTCTCATGAAACGGTTTGCCACGCAACAAAACTACGGTCGCTAATCCATCAACAATCAAATTGACTGTCAAGGGATCCAAGGCACTGGGAAGAGAAGACATTATCTGAGGAACATTCAATCCACTCTGAACGTCTTCAAAAACTACTCCATCAGAAGCAAAAACTTTGTCTAACTCGACTAATCTCTGAATCTCTTTACGTTCTCGTCCTTTACTACGATTGCGCAGGCCTTTCGCAGAGAATTTCGACTTCGTAAGAGAGGGCTCTTTCTCTCTCTTCATCTTAGATGTCAAATATACCTCATCCATATCTTGACTAAATTTAACCTTACCAGACTTATTATGACGAGACTCTAAAGGCCGAAAACTAGGAAAATTTGTCACATGCACATACTTGTTAGCAGCATCGTGTTTCATACCAACAAAGAACGTCTCATCATGTAGAGATAACTGCTCTTCTCTAACATAATCTTCGGAATGAACGATTTCAACTACATCATTCCAACTAACACTTTTGAAAGATCTAACACCTTTCACAACAGAATCATCACTCCGACGACTCACTTTCAAATCACACTGGGGGGGGGGGGAAGAGGTAGAGATATTACATTGGGCCTTTAAGGTCAAACGGCTCAGGTTTTTGGACATTGGCGTGTCACTAATTTCCATTTTAATAAAATGAGATAACTACACTCCGCTATCATGGAGGATGGGGGTTTAATGCCCCCGATGTCTAGATATAGGTTCACTAGACAAGACCAAGAGTTTTAAAGCTTACTCATAACTTTCCACAAGCCGTAGCTTAAGTCGTGGAATTTCCTTTTTGCTCAATATCTAAAAGAATTACTTGGCGAATTTTTCTAATACTACTTTCAAAGTTTCATTAGATCAAAATAGAAGAAAATACACATTTTCTATCTAGATGAAATACTGTTATCTTATACTCATAAAAATACTAATTCGAGAAAATATAGATATATTATCACGCACGTTGACTACAACGATTTTATCTTTGGAACACTCATTGAATAATGCAATAAATTGCACCCATGAGGACCAACAGAACGACTTTTGAATCGAAACAAATAAATGTTTGTCAAATGAAAATGTAGAGTTGGAAAGTCTTCTTACATGAAGAACCTAGACTCAGTCACTTATGACCATCGGTCAACAGTTTACTAAAACTGATAAAAGATTGTTTCTGCAAACAAACAAACAATAATGGTATTTTGGCTAAACTATTTTAATTGAAAGAGATATACTCTAATACAATTGAATAGACTAATAGATAAAACACCATCACTCACCATATAGGTGGCGCGTAAAACGCGGCTAGAACTCCTTGACCTAGGAGGCAATCAGTACTTTTACATACTAATCACAATTATTCCGGGAAAAA